GTAAAATCCTATTTAGATGTAGTAACTCATTAAGTAAGTATTTAACTCTAAGTTTATGATGAGGCAATAACTATGCCAGCCAATAATCGTGCCACAAATTATTTACAAACATTCGTAAATGCACTGGTTATACGCAAGTATAAATAAAGTTATCAACAATCGATATTCCAGTATGTGTGGGTTATAAATAGTAAAAGGATTTTACGTAAAATCCTACTTAGAGTAGTTACTCATTAAGTGAACCTTAACTTAAAGTGTATGATGAGGTATGATGAGGTATGATGAGTTTTAAAAGTTATAAAAAGTTATTAACATTATTGGATTAGGCAAGTAAAACTATAGGATTGTGCTGAAGAGCTGTAGGATTTTACTGAAGAGCCCTTGGTATATTCTGGATATTGGAGCCATCAACAGGATTTTACGTTCTGGTTTTGAATTTATATAAGCTCATCAGGATTTTACTGAGTGAAGCTGGGTTTACGTAAATCTTTTTTTGGAGCCTCGCCCAGTCAAGCTCTGAAGAGAACCTAAAAATTGAGTCATATATTAACATTAATATGTAAAATCCTATTAATCAGCAACATATATTATTTTTTTTTAATCTATTTAATAATATATGCTCACACACGAGCCACATACATTTATGGAACCAAATCAAAAAACAACATTAAAACTTTTCACGCCTTATGAGGCTCAAAAAGAGATAGTAAAAACTTGTATAGACCTGACTACCAAATATATAGTCTATAATGCAAGTAGACAATCAGGAAAGACATTTCTGATGCAAAATATGGCAGTATATTATGCCTTAAATCTAAACGACCAACATATAATGGTTGTTTCTCCGGTAGATTCTCAATCAAAAAAGATATATAAGCAGATTTTAAATTCAATTATACATTTACCATATGTTAAATCCTATAAAATACAGGCTGGCGATAGTGAAATAGCATTTACTAATGGTTCGGTTATACTTTTTAGGTCAGCGGCAAGCACAAATTCTCTTCGAGGCTACAGTAATACACATTTATTAATGGATGAGTGTGCATTTGTTTATGAGGAGACTTGGACAACTATATTGGCACCCACACTATTAGTTCGCGGAAAAAAAGTAATCTTTGGTTCAACTCCTCGTGGAAAGAATTTTTTCTATAAACTTTTTTTACAAGGAAAAGACCCTGAGAATAAATCTTTTAAAAGTTTTAAAACTACATATATTGATAATCCGTATGCAAATATCGAGTTTATTGAGCAACAAAGAAAAATCCTGCCTATCGATATTTTCGAACAAGAATATATGGCAGAGTTTGTCGATGGTGGTAGTTTATTTAAAAACATAAAGGATTTTACGAAGTTAAATAAGTTATCCGGACCACGTGATTCAGAAACTTACTTCGCGGGAATCGATGTAGGATTTAAGAATGACTTTACTGTTATATCTATATTTAATCAAAGAGCAGAGCTTGTATATATAGATAGATTTAATCAAACAAGTAATGATGAGATATTACGTAGAATAGTCTCGTCACTTAACCTATTTCGGGTTTGTAAGTGCTATATAGAATCGAACTCATTTGGTTTACCAATAATAGAGCAATTAATTTCACGTGGAGCATATCAAGTTGAAGGATTCGCTACAACTTCTACTTCTAAACCATTAATAATAAATGATTTGATTTATGATTTCAATGGAGGAAAAATTCAATTGTTAAATGACCCAAATATTATTTCAGAAATGGAAGCATTTGGTTATTCAATATCAAAAAAAGGAAATGTAACATACCAAGCCAATTACGGGCACGATGATATAATTATGTCATTAGCAATTGGTTATTATTGTATGAAACAAAATCAATATTCCGGCTCATTTATATTTCAATAAACTAAATTTCATTAATTATATTTATTATCAACGAAAGTATGATTTTACTTTTTTACACACTATTTACAAATAAAAAAACAATATGCTAAACTTAAAAATAGAAAATAAAGAATTTTTATTTCCTTCCGGATGGGATGAAGTTACTTTAAAAAATTACATTGATATCTTAAATTCTGCAGAGGATAAAAACTCTTCTTCTATTGAAGTATTTATAAAAACATTATCACTTTTATGTAATAATCCTGAATTTTCTAAAATAGCAATTAATATAAACGTGGATGATTTCAAAAAGATACAGGATTCATTCAAATGGATGAATGTTGAGCCTAAAACTTCGAAAGTTCCTGTAACTTCTTTTAAAATAGATGATGAAGAATGGACAATAAAAAAGGATTTCACAAAATTAACTGTTGGTGAAAGCATTTCAATTGAAACTATGTTAAAAGATAAACAAGCTTTTGATTTAACGCCAACAGAAATAGCATTTGGAGTTTTATTTAGAAGAATACTTCCAGATGGAAATATAGAACCTTTTAATCCGGATAACATTAATTTAATCATCAATGAAAAATCCAAATTTATTATGATAACTGATGTTTATGATATAATTAGTTTTTTTTTGCTTGGAGAGAAAAAACCCTCAAACAATTCAGTGGAATTTTCAACATCCAAAATNAAAATGAAGAACAAGAAGAGTTNTCAACAAAAGATGGAGACCAAATAGATACAAGTTTTAATCGTTGGAGTTGGTTTTCGATANTAGAAAAGCTTGCACAGGGAGATATAACAAAGTTTGANGAAATATATAAAGTAAATTGGATTTCTGCTTTAAATCTTTTAAGCTTTTGGAAGGAAAAGGAACAATTTTTNGAATCAAAACAAAAACAAGCACAAAAAAATAATATTTATAATTAAATAAATGAGTACAATTCTAACATATAATCAAATTATTTCTGAACTTCGTTCAATTGCGTCTAATCACCGCCAAATAAATTCATTTGATATAGGAAAAGATGAAGATTTCGCCGGTTCAACTAAGTATATATATCCAATACTATTTATAACGCCAATATCTGGTACGTTTTATAAATCAGAAGCAAATGATTCATACAATAGTAAGGATTTTACTGTTGAACTTAAGGTTTTAGATTTAGTTAATAAAGGACTTAATAATATTAGTGATGTTTATTCAGATTGTGAGCAAATAATAAGTGATATTGTAACTGAAATAAATGAAAACGAGAATTATATTGAAAATTCTGTTTCTATCAATTCAGATATTAATTTCGAAGCATTAGAACAATTCAGTGATGAAGAACTTTCAGGATTTAAAACACAAATAACATTTAGGTTAAAAAATAAAAATTCATTCTGCGGNTTACCATTTAGTTCAAGCACTCCAATTCCTGCTATACCTGATGGGAAAATCCTTACTTATAATCAAGTACTTTTAGTTTTAAAAGATATTCAAGAAAGACATTTTCAATTAAATACATTCGGCCATGGCAAAGATTATAATTTTGCAACTTCATTAAAGCCAGTATATCCAGCAATGTATGTTCAATTATCAAATGGAACGTATCCTAAAAGTGAAATTTCTGGCTCATATCCATCAAAATCATTTTTTATTAACTTAAAAGTATTAGACCTTGTAAATAAATCAACTGATAATCAAGATGATGCTCATAGCGACACATTTCAAATGATTAGTGATATAATAACAGAAATAAATGAGCATTCTTTTTATCAATTAGGATTTTTAACATTGGTTGGAGATATAAATTTAGATCCATTAGAAGAATGGAGTGATGAAGAAGTTTCCGGCTGGGCTTGCACATTGGAATTTAAATTAAAAAAGCCGACAAATTATTGCTCATTACCTATATCTTAATTTTTTATGAAAAACGAATTTAAAATAGATTGGAATCCAACTGCTAAATTAATTGAAAAATTAATTAAAGAAAAAATAATTGAAAAAGATTTAGTTAAATCCGGCAAGCTTTTAAATTCAATAGAAGTTATAGCAAATAATGATGGTTCTTTTAATGTTTTAGGAGAAGATTATTTTAAATTTTTGGATGAAAAGCATAAAATATCATCAGAAGTATTAAGTTCAAATGAATTCATAGAATTTGTAGAATCAGAATTAGTAAGGCAGATAGAAAAATCATTTTAAACTAATAAATTAAATTTATATTTATAATAAACAATAAATGGCAAATATTTCAATTTTAAATCCAACACTTTTAGATAACGGTACAGGAAGCCCATTTACAAATTGGGGTATAGGAGCAAACGCCGCATGGACACCTTCTGATACTTATCCATTAAGTAATGGAGCAGATGGAAATTATGTTTCACCAGGAGATAATACTTTATTTCAAACAAATGTTTTTACTGATTTTGGCACATCAACTTCTCATATAATAGAAGTTAATATTTTAGGAGCATCTTCTCCATTTGCTATTGATGTTATGTTTGGAACAGCTACTGCAACAACAATTACAACTACTGGTATTTCTTTAGCTATTGGAGCAGCGGTTGGAAATGCAACTTTAACTTTTAATATTCGTCAAGGTTCCGCAAACATAGATTTTGTAAAAGATTGTTCAAGTATTATTATTTCATCTTTTACTGGAGCAAGTCAAGGATTTATTGCTCCGGTTTATAATCCTATTTATTTTAATGT